TAAAATGATTAAAGGTGAACAAGATAACAAATGAGTAACTTCGATAAAGGATACTTAGGAAACTCCCATCTTAAAAAGATCGGTGAACAAATAGAGTTCACCCCTGAGATGTTAAAAGAATATTTGAAGTGTGCTGATGACCCTGTTTATTTTGCAGAGAATTATATTAAAATTGTACATGTTGACCACGGATTAGTTCCAATGGACATGTATGAATACCAAAAAGAAATCACTCAAAAGATTACAAAGTCAAGAAGAGTTGCTGTCCTTACTTCAAGACAGGCAGGAAAGACTACGACTGCAGTAGCAGTTATATTGCACTACATCTTGTTTAATGAATTTAAAACAGTAGCCATATTGGCAAACAAAGGAGATGGTGCTCGAGAGGTTTTAGGACGTATTCAGTTGGCTTATGAAGCATTGCCAAAATGGATGCAGCAAGGTATTGAAGAATGGAATAAAGGTAACATTACTTTAGAGAATGGTTGTAAAATTTACGCAGGTACAACTACTTCTTCTGCCATTCGTGGTAAATCTATTTCTTTTCTATATCTTGATGAGGTTGCGTTTATTGAAGGATTTGATGAATTCTTTGCTTCAGTATATCCAACGATCTCGTCAGGTAAAACAACAAAATTATTAATGACATCTACACCTAACGGATTAAACCATTTTTGGAAAACATGTAAAGGTGCCAAAGAAGGTACAAACGGTTATGAATATGTTGAGGTTATGTGGAACGATGTCCCAGGTCGAGATGATAACTGGAAAGAGGAAACTCTTGAAGCGTTAGATTTTGACAATGAAAAATTTGAACAAGAATACTGTTGCCAGTTCTTAGGTAGCTCAGGTACACTTATAAGCGGTGCCAAACTCAAAGAACTTGCTCCTTCTACGCCAATACATGAGGCGGAGAACATAACTCAATATGAAGCACCACAAACGGACCGCTCATATGTTATGGTAGTTGATGTATCAAGAGGTAAGGGTCTTGATTACTCAGCGTTTAATATAGTTGATACGACGGAGATGCCTTATAAGCAAGTATGTGTCTTTAAGGATAACACCATAAGTCCAGTAGACTTTGCCTCCGTTATATATAGAATAGGGCTGATGTACAATGAGAGTGCTGTGTTAATTGAAATTAACGATATCGGTGAACAAGTTGCTGATATACTCTTTATGGATTACGGCTATGAAAATCTTCTCTTTACTGAAAACCACGGGAGAGCCGGGAAGCAAGTATCAAATTTTGGAGGGAAGAGATCTGATCATGGAATACGAACAACGAAAAGCGTAAAGTCTAAAGGTTGTTCAATATTGAAACTATTAATTGAACAAAATCAGTTAATACTACAAGATTATAACACAATACAGGAGTTATCACGTTTTAGTAAAAGAGGGAATTCTTACGAAGCAGAATCAGGTCATAATGATGATTTGGTAATGACCTTAGTACTGTTTGCATGGTTATCTGACCAACGATTCTTTAGAGAGTTAACAGATATCAATACATTAGCAGCATTAAAAGAAAAAACAGAACAGCAGCTTGATGAAGAATTGCTCCCATTTGGTTTTATAGATACTGGAGATCCACAGCCTGATGAGCATGGATGGATTGAATACAGACCTGATAGGGTTTTTTAGATATAGAAACTTTTATAAATAAAACTGTGATAACTATAAATTAGTAAAAAAGATTTAATTAGATAATATTAAAGGAGAATAATATGGCTTTTTCCGTAAGTCCTTCCGTAATTGTTAGAGAGGTGGACGCATCAGCATCGGTACCTGCCATCGCAACACCACCTGCAGCTATTGCTGGTGTGTTTAGATGGGGTCCTGTAGGTGAAGCAGTACTTGTTTCTTCAGAGAACGAATTAGTTAACAGATTTAGTACACCTAATAACGATAACTTTGAAACATTCTTTGTAGCAGCAGATTACCTTTCATACGCTAACGCATTATATGTAGCTCGTGTTGACAATGGAGCAGTAACTGCTTCGTCAAGATCTACTACTTATGACGCAAATGGAGACATCGTTTCCGCTCAAACTGGTGCATTTGATGCATTATATCCAGGTTCTCTTGGTAACAGTATTGAAGTAGCATATGTTAAAGGTTCAGATTACATCGACGCAGCAATCGACGCAGCAGATATACCAAACACACGTTTAACAGGTACATCTGAGCAGCAAGCTGAAATTCAAACAATTGCATTTAACGATACATCATTCGAGTTCGAAATAGTTCCAGCAAATGAAATTACTTCGGTAGCTCCAGGTGATGTAATAACAATCGGTAACGATTCAGTCGGTTACCAAGATATAACTGTTGGGTCTCTTACCAAAACAAATAGAGATGTTAACGGTGACGAAACAGCAAACACAGTATTAATTACTGCTGTTAACCACGCATTTACTTTAGAAAGTGCTTACCTATTACCAGAAACTAGTTTAAACAAGCTTTCTATTACAAGAAAATGGGCGTACTCAAATAACTTCGGTAAAGCTCCTGCTACGAATAACTACCATATTGCTGTTGTTGACAGTGATGGTGGAATCACAGGAGATGCTGGAACAGTATTAGAATTGTACTCTGACGTATCTACTACACCAACAGCAAAATTGGCAAATGGCAAAACAAATTACTACCACGACATGATTACACAAGAATCATCTTGGGTTAAAGTAGGCCATGCTAATACTTTTGTCGCAGGTACATCTGAATACGAAAGATTAGGTGTTAATGTAGGTGATGAAACAGGTAATACTGCAGTATCAAGTAGCAACGTTGGAACAGACGGTAGAACTGAATCTGCAGCAACACTAGGTGATTTAGCAAACGGTTACGATTTATTTAAGAATGCAAATGAAATTGATGTTTCATTCGTATTAGGTGGTAAATCAGACGATGCTGGTAACGTAGGTACGTACCTTATTTCAAATATTGCTGATTACAGAAAAGATTGTATCGCGTTTATCTCACCTGCTAAATCTGATGTTGTTGATGAAAGCAAATCTGAAAAGATTCTTTCTAACATCAAAGCTTTCAAGAACGCATTACCAAGTTCTTCATACTCTGTAGTTGACTCAGGTTACAAATACAGATATGACAGATACAACGATGTTTATAGATACACTCCACTTAACGGTGATATCGCAGGTTGTGCTTCAAGAGTTGAACCTTTTGAAAGTCCAGCAGGATTCCGTAAGGGTGTAATTAAGAATGTTGTTAAACTTGCGTTTAATCCTAATAAGGCTCAAAGAGATCAGTTATACGGCGCAGATATTAACCCAGTCATGGCTCAATCAGGAAGAGGCGTTGTCCTATTCGGTGATAAGACAGGATTAGGTGCTAACAGTGCGTTTGATAGTATCAACGTTAGAAGATTGTTCATCGCAGTTGAAAAGGCAATTGCCAATGCTGCTGAATCATTCTTGTTTGAATTGAATGACGAGTTTACTCAAGCTCAATTCAAAGGAATCGTTGAACCATTCTTAAGAGACATTCAGGGTAAAAGAGGAATTGTTGATTTTAGAGTTGTTTCTGATACAACAGTAAATACACCGTCAGTAATTGACTCAGGTAAGTTCAGAGCTAATATCTTTATTAAGCCTGCACGTTCAATCAATGTGATTGAGTTAACCTTTGTTGCTACAAGATCAGGTGTAGAGTTTGAAGAAATTGTTGGGTCACTAACATAATAAATAATTTTAATAAAGGAGAAAAAGAATGGCATTTAATATTAATGAGTTCAAATCCCAACTAGTTGGTGGCGGCGCTCGTTCCAATCTTTTCCAAGTACAACTTCTTAATCCTGTAGATCCTTCTGCCGATTTTAAGATACCGTTTATGGTTAAAGCCTCATCTTTACCAGCAAGTACAATTACTTCAATTGATACTGTTAATTACTTTGGCCGACAGGTTAAATATGCAGGCAGTAGAACATTTGCTGAATGGGGAGTAACGGTTATTAACGACGAAGATTTCTTGGTAAGAAATTCAATGGAAGCTTGGATGAATAGTATAGCAACGCATGATACTAACTTAAGAGGATTACCTCAAGATTACAAATCTAATGCGTTAATTACACAATATAGTAAAAATGGTGAAGCGCTACGCACTTATAAATTTGAAGGGTTATTCCCAACAAGCATAGCGGCACAAACAATGGACTGGGATACTGACGGAATACAAACATTTGATGTAACCTTCTCCTACGACCTATGGATGGTTGAAGGAAAGACTGGCATCCCAACTACATAATATAATATAGGATGATATTTTGAAAATTTTTGGCTTTGATATAAAGAGGGCAGAGGAAGAGACTGAAGTACCAGTTTCTTTTGCCGAACCCTCTAACGATGATGGAGCGATTACCGTTGGTAATGCGCTCGGTGGATTTTATAATACGATACTTGATATGGAAGGTTCCGCTAAAACGGAATCAGAACTTATTACAAGATATCGTAATATGGCAATGCAGCCTGAAGTTTCTCAAGCAGTTGATGATATTGTAAACGAAGCTATTAGTGTTGATACGAATGATAGAGTAGTTGATATTTCTTTAGGTGAAACAGATTTATCTGATAAAGTAAAGAAAACAATTATTAAAGAGTTTGATAGTATACTTGCATTATTTGATTTTACAAACAATGCATATGATATGTTTAATAAGTTCTATGTAGATGGAAGATTGAACTATCATATTATTATCGACCCTGAAGATGTAAAGAAAGGTGTAATTGAATTAAGATATGTTGATCCTCGTAAACTCAAGTTAATACGAGAAGTTGATAAGAAAGGAAAGGATCCGCATTCAGGTATACCTGTTAAGAGAATTAAAAATGAATACTATATGTATTCAGAAAGTGGATTTCAAAATACAGGTACAGGAGCAGGTGGCTCAGCAGGTACATCAGGTGTTAAGGTTGCTAAGGATGCAATCGCAAGAGTAACATCAGGATTGATGAATGAGAATAACAGTTTAGTATTATCTCATTTACATCCAGCAGGAAAGGCTTTAAATCAGCTTAGAATGTTAGAAGATGCTGTTGTAATTTATACATTAACAAGAGCACCAGAAAGAAGAATTTTTTATATTGATGTAGGTAACTTGCCTAAGAACAAGGCAGAGCAGTATCTTAGGGATATGATG